GATCTCTCTCTTGGCGTTGCGACGGTATCCAAGAGGTCGGTGCGAGAGGAGTACCCACAGTCACTCGTACTGCAGGGTCCATCCGACAAAGAGATTATTTCCTTCATTTGCCCCTGCTGGTCAGGGCGCGCTTTGTGTCCGATGTTCGAGACACTTATTTATTTCATTAATTTATTTTTGTGTAGATAGCCCACGTACGGCCTCCCGGCCTACGTGTTTATTTATCTTTTGTAACTTATTCCTAGGAACTCCAAGTTGTACTAGTAGTTTGCTCCATGGGAGTGGCGGACCTCACGCGGCGATTTGATGCCTATATCAGTCGTCCACCTCCACTTCCTCACAACTACGTTTCCAGAGAGCTACCTCGGGCCAGTTAGTTGATTGTCTGGGCTCTGCGCCTCGATACATCAACCCTCCGTTCGATCGGATCCATATTAACTCTTGTGTTGGGAACAACCAGGTGTTAACCAACTACGGATCTCATCACGTGAGGAAAACTGCAGCCAACTCTGAGGCAAACGATGGGGGCAATTGCTTATCCCAACGGATTACTCCTAGGTGCTAGAACACAAAAACAAACAACAAAACAAACGAGAACTGGTTAGAGATTCGGCTTCGTTGCGTAGAGCCGAATGCGGAAATCAGTGAGCGTTGTCGCGGTCAAACCAATCGCTGTGAAATACTGTCCTGCGATGGCAGCAATGTTGTAGATTTGCGTCACAACAGTGCCGTTGCCCACACCCTGCTCTTGTGAGCATGTGGTCAACGTTGTGCCAGTACCACCGACAGAAGGAATCTGTGCTGAGATGCCCGTACCAATGTACTCCAAAATCATCTGACCAAAGAATGGCCTAAGGAAATTGAGTGCAGTGGCGGACGCCCAGCCGACGATGTCATCAGAACCGTCTGTAACCACCCCGTTGAAAAGGGAGGCTGCGGTTCCGAAAGGAGTCGTCGAAGAGACACCTTCGGTGGTTGTCAAAGGAATGTTCTGTTCCACAAGCGGCGATTGTGCCGACGGAGTCATCAGACGAACGGTGTACTCTACCCACAATTCACCAGAGAAGGAGTTCGGAGCCGAATCTCCAGAGGTGAAGACATTCAAACGACCAACATCTGAAAGATTCTCTGCAATGTTTCCGGGGGCTGTTGCCTCGACAGAACCAGCGTTGCAGTAGTAACTCTTTCGTTTGTGAAGATCGGACCGATCAGATCGGAACTCTATGTCGTGCCAGACGGGGCCATCGCAACAGTTCTTGTTTGCGTATGCCATCGCCTTGTTGGCCGGAGGGTTGTCGGATGAATCGTAATCAACGTACATCCCGACTCTCCCAGGAGAATTCGTAGTCTGAGCAGTCCGGTATTGGAAGTTCAGTTTGTCAAAGAGGTAGGACTCGTACTGAGTTGCAATGACAGACAACCAGGGAAACACAGTTGCATTTCCTGGGTTCACAATGAACTGATTGTTCGTGAAAACGTTTGTCGAAGCAATGTCAGCGAAGTACTCACGATGACTGAT